CAATCCAGATTTCAAGACATTCACACAGGAGGAAAAAGACGCTTGTTGGTGTTCTAATTGTAGGTATCCATTTGAATATTGGAATAAAAAGGAATTAATTTATCTATTAAACCGTCTAAGAGATTTAGAGGAAATGGAAAAGAACCCTGTATGACATTTACAGAGAGAGAAAAATTCATTTATCACGCTGCAACTTTAATGACTATGCAGATAATGTCAAAGGAATTTAATTTAACTCCTATTGATGTGCATAAATTAATTTCTTTAATTAGAAATAATAGGTGTAGACAATTGAAGGACGATCAGATAAATAATATATATGATGATGTAGAGGAAGAAGTGATGTTAGCAAACGCTGTTTATGAATTAAAAGACGGTGAGGTGTTCACACGTTGATGGATACTAACGTGCAGTTTGACATAAAAGATAGTCAAAAGACCCTACCCTTTTGTTACATATGTCTTGCAAGTATTGATAAAATATGCCAATATGAAAGAATAGTGCTATGTAACAAGTGTTATAAAAAAGTAAATAAGATGATAAAAGATGTGTAACGGGGTCTGTACGAGATTTCAAAAATTCATAGGTTATGATAATCATTACTGCCAAGGCTGTGCCAAGTTTATCAATAAAAAATATCTTGTTAGAGAGTCAAAAGCATTTGGTAGGTTAAGATGTTCTTGTTGTAATGGTTTAGTTAGAAATAAGCCTAGACGCTATAAGATTTCTTCAGCCCAAGCCATATGAAATATTAGAGACTCTTCTTGAACTTCGTCCATGTCATCTGTCTCATCAATTTTGGCAAGACAGAAATGGATAAGCTCATGTTGAACTGTCATGTAAAGATCACTTAAAGATTCGTGATGATGAAGATATATAAGACATCTATCTGTCTGGTCGTAATAACAACCCCTATCCTCACCCACTATTTTAAAGTCACATAGACATTTATCATGGCTCATGTAAACCAAAACTCTTATTAATAATTAAACTTTCTCATCACTATGGGAATATCTGGTTTCTTGGATTGGTATGAAAGACATATGACTAAGAGCCTGATAATCTCTGCCGTAATCTTATATATGCAAATACCTCATAGTTGGTGGGCTTTGGAATGTGTGTTTGGTGGAGGCTATTTGCATGACCATGGTATGGTAGTAGACTTTTTTCTATATGGAATAGATACCCTAGAAATGATACCTATTATAGGCGTAACCGTTGCTATTATAGCCAAAGTTAGGCATAAAGTTTAAAAGCCTTTAAAACATTTATAAAGCATGTCTGATACAAGTGAAGAGGCAAATATTAGGTTAGATATAGTAGATGCATTTTATAATGGTTTAGATACTTTGATAGATGACGCATTTGAAAAGGATAAGATTAGTTATGGTGAAATAGAGGTTGCCTTTGTAAAAATGAATGATAAAATACTTCAGCAGAAAATAACTTTAATGCATCATTATTTAACGGAAGAACATGATGACAAAGAAACTTCTGAACCAAAAGGTGAGCCCCATGGGCTATATAGATAGGAGGTGAATGGAATGAATTATGAGAAATTTGGAATTTGTGTAACATTACTAATTTTGGTATCATTTTGTGGAGTAGCAGGAATATCTTCAAGTGATTTTGATATAGGTGTAGGAGATTTTAAATTACCACAAATAAACGCAGGAACTAATACAAACAATGAAGGTTTCTACGAATATTGTTACAAGCTTAATATAGATAACTGTTAGAGTCCTACACGAGTAAGTGCTTCACGTACTTCTCTTCTGGACTCGTCATTTAATTTCTCCTTAAATAATTCTGGACAGTCATGAAACCAAAGATCAACAACAATACAATTACACCATTCTAACATTTGTTTTTGTACGGTGTCTCTTGCTGACTTTAATATACCTGTATGATCTCCACCTTGTACTCTAACACATACTGGATTAAAACCTGAGAACAGTACAATATCTACAGTTTCTTTTTGCTGTCTTTCGGAAAGATCATCTACAAACTCATTGTTCATTAGATGTTTAAACTGTATCTGTGTGCTGTACTCTACGTCCTTTCCGTATATTTCCTTTAGTACTTCTAGAGCAGTTTTTTCGCCTTTTCCTATTATGACTGTCATACTCTTTTGTTAACACCTCCCATTTTTTACCAGAACCTTTCACATTTATTACCAACACTATTAAATTCTTCTTGCTCTTTAAAAACTCTTTGATTGGGTCTGCCTTAGCCCAAGAGTTTGTTTTTATCTGGATAAGAATTATTCTCCCAACATCGTCAAAACATATACCATCAAATAAATTCCAAAGGTCTAGTGCCCTGTACCATTCTCCTGTGGTATAAATTAAGTCAAGTCTTCTACCATGGGCTTTCAACCAAATATCATCATAACCATTTTTTAACAACCATAAAACTGCCTTTCGATTACTGGAACGCATTCTCTGACGGGTGTGCAACCTTTATATACCCCTCTTAAAGAAAATACGTGGCATCAATGCAGGAAAACGACTCGTTAAACCTCGCCACACTTTTAGAAGGTTGTAGTTCTTTATAGTAATGGTCTAGCCACATATTAATGTTACGTTTCAACTAGTATATAAATGTTCTAAGCCACTTCCCAATCATATTTACAATCAAGGCATAAATAGTAATCACGAAACCACTTTCTTTTCTTTAACTCAATCTTTTCTTTTAGACAGTTTGGGCATTTTTTAGCCATGACATTTACACTTACAATCCATCATTTCTGCGATTACTTCATCAGTACAATGACCACATTGAAAACAGCAATATCCCCTAGTCATCATGGCATAGACAATCACAGTCGGTATCTCTGAATGAAACTTCATCATAATGACCACATGCCAAACAATAAGTTCCGTGAGCTTCCGTAGGTTGATCTCCCTTCATCAATCGACTTTGTTTTCAATCCCTTTTATAGTTAACGTAAATTCTGCGTCAGCTTGTGGGTGTTCTGGACTATCTACCATTCTTGCTATACGTTTTTTACCTGATTTCTTGAAATATATCCTATATGTTGCTGCATGTCCCACTACATTACCTCCTATTGGTTTTACTGGGTCACCAAACATCACTGAAGGATCTGTCTGTACTTGGTTTGTATATACAACTGTTGTCTTAAAGTAGTATGATATATTTTTCAAATGAGTCATCAGTCTTGCTATCTGATTTTGTCTGTCAGCTAAAGTTCCTCTGCCCAAATATTCCTCTCTGAACTGTCCTATAGAACCGTCTATTACCACAAGTCTTGGTCTCTTTGCGTCCATTGTTTTTGATAATGCGTTAATTGTTCCCATCAATGCTTCTGTTTGTGGAGCATAGAAATATGTTATTCTGTTTAATGCATCTTCCATACTTTGTTTGTCAGTGACATACTCTCTTGATTTCATTATTTCAAGTATTCTGTTTGGACGAAAAGTATCTTCACAGTCTATCCACACCACATTCTCACCTTCTGATAAAGCCTGAGATGCTAATGTAAAACAAAATTGTGTCTTACCTGATCCAAATTCTCCATAGACTTCATATGTACATTCTGGCTTGACACCACCTGTCATAAGGTCATCTACAGCACTACACTTGGTCTGTAAGGTAGGGGCATTTGACTGATATTCCATCAAGTCTACTACTCCCATGTCACTTTTTCTTATTAAATCATTATCTTCAAGTATCTTTTGTGCATTGAATACCCATTGATCAGCTTTGGATTTTGTGACACCAGTGATTTCAGAAATTTCTCTGCCACCTCTTACACATATGTCATGCAAAGATGATACACCAAAGTCCTGTAATTTTTTTGCTGTTACAGCACCGACACCCTCTAGTTGATTAATTTTCAAATCTAGTATTGATTTTATTTCAGGTGACTCTAATTCAGTTTCTGGCATACTATCTGTAGTGCCTTCTACTATATTAGTGTTCTCACTTTGTTTTCTTGTACGTCCCATCTGCCATCAACTTTATTGTGTTTGAGTTTTCCCATCTATGGAATAGTTTAGTAGCCTCAAGATTAGTTACACCTTTCTCTTCTAACTTCTTCATAAACTCGGTTATGTCAACTTTACCTTCAGAGTCTGAACACTCTTGCCATATCTGGTGATATGTTTGTTCCTTTGACGCTCTGCCTGTAGTGAATAGTTTTGACTGTGTGCCTCCTGCCTTCAAGTCTATGTCGAAATTATTATACATTGAGATTAAGAGTTCTTTTATCACGGTTATATCTTCAATGTCTACTACTGGTTTAAACTTTAGTTTTGCATGTGCCATTGAAAGTCTGATTAAAGCCTCAAGCTGTCTTATACCAACTGTAAATTGGGTGTTTGATGCCTGTCTTAATTTCTGATATATTGCTATTATTTCATCTCTTACGTTTTTATCCAATACTGGTTCTTCCTTCTTTGCCAAGTTAACAAACGCAGTCAATTCTCTTTCTGTAAACCTACAGGTTTTATCTGCTTCTTTATTTGTGAAACCATCTAATATGTGATCAGCCTTTTGTTTGTCTTCTATCTGACTTACCTTATCTTTGATTAACCATATCAAGTCGAATCTTGAAAGTAAAGGACTTGGTATGTTAATATTATCCATTAAAGATAATGAGTCATCATAATTACCAAATTTTGGATTGGCTGCTGCGAGAATAGATGTCTTTGCCTCAAGTGTCAAATTGACACCAGCTTTCGCTATGCTTACAGTCTGTTGCTCCATTGCTTCATGCATTGCAGTTCTA